TTTTATATATTATCATATATAAATTATAAATGTTTCAAACTTTAATAGGTTTGGAATATTTAAAGCTAAAAGGCTATAAAAAAAAATTAAAGGCATGAAAGAATTTGAAAATGTCGATTTATTCGACGCAATTGACGCACAAAGCGAAACTCTAGATTTTCTAGAAAAAAAAGGCGGTAGTTTAGATGGTATTTATCGTCCAAAAATTACTGACAAAAAGAAAGGTTATGTTGCTACTATTAGGTTTTTACCTAATTTAACAAAAGATGGTAAAGTATCTTTATCTGCAATTGAAAAACATCAGCATTATGTTGATTTTAAAAATCATCCAGAACTTCAAGGTTACTATGATTGTATGAAAAATTTCACAGATAAATGTGATATTTGTACTATGTATTGGAAGTTGAAAAACTCAAAAAACGCATCTGAAGTTGAAAAAGCTGAATTGATTAGTAGAAGTACTAAGTATTATTCATATATTTTAGTAATTGAAGATGAACAAAATCGTGATTCAGAAGGTAAGATTTTAATCTATCCTTATGGTTACAAAATCAAAGAAAAAATCAAAGATCAAAAAGATGGTATCTCAGGTGATCCTTGCAATGTATTTGATTTGGCGAATGGTAAAGACTTCAAATTAGTTATGAAACAACTTGGTGAATATCCTAATTATGATTCTAGTACTTTCTTGGAAGTATCTCCTATCAAAATTATGACTCCAAAAGGATTAGCTAAGGTTCCAGTTGAAGTTGATGAAAAAACAGGAAAAAATAGAATTACTAATCCTAAAGTTAAAGAAAAAGTAATGTCATTTTTGAAAGAACGTACTGTTGATCTTGAAGATCATCAACCAAAAGAATGGCAAGCTGAAGATAAATATAAAGTATCTCAAATACTTGATATAATTTCTGGCAATGAAACATCATTTGCAAAGAAAGAAGCTGAAAACTCATCACATGATAATGTTTCTACAAAAGAATCAAAAAATGTTAAAAGCAATGAAGATACTTTTGGTGGAGATGATGATGATGCAAATAATTTCTTTGACATTGACAGTGAAGAATAAAATGTATAACATATAAATAAAAAAAGTCACTATTAATAGTGACTTTTTTTTATTAAAAATATTAAATTTATAATAAATAATGTTAAATTTATAATAAACAAAAAAAGACAATATAATCCAATGTTAATTTAACATTAGAATATATTGTCTTTTTTGTTTATATCAATTATGCAACTGCAGTTGTTGTAGTAGTTGTAATTGGCGCTAAAGTTGTTGTAGTTGTAGCTGGTGCTAAAGTTGTTGTATTAGTAGTAGTTGGATATGCATAAATACTAACTGTTCCTGTTACTACTGTATTACCAGATAAATAACTATAATCAACATAAACATCATTATCAACTGGTAATGTAGTTCCTGTAATCATTTGATCATCTATAGTTCTCATTCCAGTAATTTGAAATCCTGGATAATTTAAAATTTCTGATTGGTTTTCATGAAATTTATATCCTTCACCCCAAGGTGTGGTACTTCCAGTTGGTTGATAGCTAAAAAATGCTCCATCTATAATTTTAGTTCTTTTCATATTTTTAATTTATTTTTTTAATTCTATTTCTCTTATATATTAAATTAAAAAACTCATTTTTAATTTAATTTTAAATTTCACTTTAAAAATTAATATATATATTAAATTAAAAACAATAATTTTATGATAACCATTTTTAAAATATTTGAAAAAACATCTCTTATTAATATAGGAGTACCAAATTCTGTAATGAAAAGTATGCAAAAAAACTATGAGATTTCAAGTGATGCAGAATGGAAATTATTAAAAGCAAAAAGAGATATTATAAAATATTTAACAGAGCCAACTAACAATTTAATAATATCTATTTGTAAAGATAGTATATTTGTATCATTCTCTTATGAATCAGAGTATTATATAGAAACATTTGAATTAATTGAAAAAGATGATTTTGGAAACGAAGATTGGAAAAAATTAGACAGAGTAAAAACAACAATAACTGATATTTTAAGTAAAATTAAAAGAGGATGCAAATCTTATGTTATCATATCAGGAGGTTGGTTACCTGAATATTCATCAGAAAGAAAAATAAAAAAATCTGAAATAGAATTTGACTCATTAACAAATCAATTCAAAATAGATTTTGCTGAGAACTTCACAAGAATTGTTAAAAATATGTATGGAAAAAAAGCAGATATTGTTTCAGACATTATTGTTAATCATTTAAAAAATGTACAATCTAATATAAGTGATGAAGAAATTCGTGAAATTTTATTTATAAATGTAGAACGAGCAAAAAATGTAGATGAATTTAAGAAAAAATCAAAAGATAAAGATCCATATAAAATTTATTCTAAGATTATAATGGACAATTCACTCACCATATTTGATGAGTATTTAATAAATTTTGAAGACGAAATGTCAGATAAGTACAAAGAATATCTAAATATACCTATTATGATAGAAAATTATAGCAGAGATAAGATATTTACCGCTTTTATGTATTATCTTTACACCAAAAAATTGATGAATCTATAAATGAAATATATTAAATCATTTGAAAAAAAATTAACTTTAGAAGAAAAAGACAGAATAGGACATTATGTTATAATAAATCCTATACATGCTACTCCTAATGAAAGAAAATTTTTTAATAATAATATTGGTAAAATAGTAGGAATAAATATAAATCCAATTGGAAAAGAGAACTTAATAAAAGTAGAATACGATAAAGATATAATTCCTTTTAATGTAATATTAGGTAAAGATAATACATATTTAGTTAAAAATTACGAAATAACAAATGAAAATCAAGATGAATTGAAATCTATATTATCATCAAAAAAATTCAATTTATAAATGAAACACCTTAAAACATATGAAATGGTTCATACATATCCAAAAGAAGGAGATTATGTAATAATTAAATCTGAACAATATATAACCAAAAACCCAGAATTTTACGAAGAATCAAAGAATAAAATTTTTAAAATTGATTCTATCGAAGATGATTATCATTTTTTTATATATTGTAAGTCAATAGGATATACTGCAGAATTTCCAATGTCAGAATTGAAATATTGGTCTGATAACGAAGATGAATTAAAAGTTTATCTTGATACAAATAAATTCAATCTATAATATGAAATATATTAAAACATATGAAAAAAAGACAATGAAGATTAGTGATTTAAAAAAATCTAATAACACATTATATACCATAGCTAATAGATTTAAAAACCTTTTATCAGAAATTAAAAAATTAGAAATAACAGAGGAAAATAAAACTACTCTTAATATGAGAATTGATTCATATGAAAAGATTATTATAGATTATAATTATTACTCAGATTGCTTATTTGAAATTGTATTATATTTAGATTTTGATTATAACTATAGATTAGATACTGTTATTCAAGTAAAATCGGTATATAATCAAATTCTATATGATTTAATAAATTCAATTTTTAATATTTATATGATATACAATAGTAATAATAATTTTGGTACTTATATAATACCGTCAGATAAAATTATTGACGGATTGACTAATTTAGAAAAAAGTTTTTATGCAACAATAAATTCTGAAAAATTCAATTTATAAAATGAAACATATCAAAACATATGAAAATATTAGTAATTATGAAATAAAAATAGGAGATTATGTATTAGCATATATTCAAGGATATAGTGGGATGGATGCTAAAGAATTTATGCATTTTATAAATAATAATATTGGAATAATTATAGAAATAGAAAATCCTGATAAAAAGTTTGATAATGTATCAATAGAATATAAAAATGTACCTGAAGATATACGTCATCCATGGTTTAGATATGATGAAATAAATGATAAAATATTCAAAAAAGTTAGATATGGAAGAATAGTAGCAAACTCTATAAATAAAGAAGATGTCGAAGGAATATTAATGACAAAAAAATTCAATATATGATATATATTAAAGAGGATGAAAATACTGATGATAATATGGTTGGATATCCAAATTTGATACCAGGACAAATGTATATGGAAGATGGTACAATTTGCTGTTACATAGGTAACAATAATATGTCAAAATATAATTTGGTATTTTTATTATTTCATTATGACAAAACAATAGATAATTATTTTTTCATTGAATGGGTAAATTGGTTAAAATTTACTCCTCTTAATATTGATATTAAAGACTATATTATTAAAAATAACGTAGTACTTAAAACAATTGAATCTATAAAAAAGCATGAATTTTCTGGTAAAGAAAATGGAAATAGTTTAAATTTGATAAAAAATATTTATAATTCATTATTAGATGATATAGACATATCTATGTTTATAAATATAAATAAATTTAATATATAAAATAAATAAATAAATATAAAATGTTAAAAAAATTCGAAAATTTCAATAAAATAACAGAAGATTTCAGACCTGGCATATCAGCACAAGCATTTTGGGAAAGCAAAGATGAATTGAGAAAAATAATAATTAACAATTTACTGCAAGACAAAACATTAACATTAGATAATTATATAAAATCAAATCAATCATATATCAACAGACTTAGTATAGATGATAGAAAAGAGTTTGATGAAGTAATTGACAACTTAAATTTACCAGTTTGGCAAAAACAAAGAAGATAAAAAATATGAAACACGTTAAAGTATATGAGTCTAAAGATGAAGAACAAATGAAAAAAGATCAAGAAAAAGTTGATTTACTAGGAGATTTGTTGAATGAAAATCCAAATAATGAAACACATGATTTTTATGTATTTCTTGCATCAGATGTTTTCAAAGAAACAAAAAGTGGGTTATTTAAAAAGGAGTTAAACATTGAAAATATGGTTAGAATAACACCTGACTATAACAGCGTAATGTCAATGGCTGGAATAGAAATGAGAGAAAGATTTCAACCAGACACAAAAATGTATCATATATGGTTACCAAAAGAAGAAAGAGAAGATATTGAAGGCAAAAGTTCAAGTACAATGGAACCTTGGTTAATCAAAATGATAGATAAGAATAAAAAAAGAGGAGGAGATGAGCATGGTAAAAAAGTTTATAATGATGCAATTCAAAGAAGAAAAGATTTATCAAAATTTAATATATGAAAATTAAAAAATTTAATGGGGTAAAAGATAAATATTTATATGTATCTCCATTTACTGAAGAAGGTATTTATTATATTTGTAATGAATGCTATAGTAATAAATTAAGAATGATAAAAAAAGGAGGATTTCAAACTCCAAGTTACGAGTGTGATAATTGTGGTTCGACTGTTTATGCCCCAATGAATCTAACTCCTAATAGATACAAAGAATATCTAATAGATAAAATAATTAGGAATAAAACAAAAAAATTCAACATATAATAATGGAAAAATACACTAAAATATATGAAGATATTAAAAAGGAAAAATGGGATAATTATTGTATAATTATAAGTTATTCTAATGTAGATGATGGTGAAGATCCAGATGTTTATCTTTGTGATAATGAAAATCAAGGATTTATATATCTTAAAAATTTAATTTATAATTCATATCATAATCAAATTGATATAGATTTTTACAAATCAATGCTAATTGAATATAGTAGTGCAGAAAATCTTAATGACTTATATGAAATTTATATGTCTAGAAATAGAGATATAAAAGTTATGCTAATTTATTGTGAATTAAATGAAAACATTGAACTTGAAAAATGGATAATAGATTTTGAAATAGTAAACACATCTAGTAAATTTAATTTATAATATGAAACACATAAAATATTTTGAGAATATATATGATATAAATAAAGATGAAAATAGACTTTTAACTTTAAGCTATCATGAAAATGAATTAACTTTACCTATATTTAAAAAATTTCTTGATGAACATAAAAACATTAATATTAATGTTCAAAATGCTGATCGTGGTTGGACTCCTTTATTAATTGCGGTTAATAATAATGGATTTGAATTTGCTAAAATGCTTCTTGATAGAGGAGCAGATCCAAATATTTTTTCTAATACACCAGAACTTGGAAAATTTCCATTTGATAATGACTCAGTAATGAAAAAAATGATAGATACTGCACATGAATTAGATCATCAATCTAATGATTTTATAAATGAGTATTGGAATTTTTTAGATACATTAATTCCATTTACAGATTTAGATAAACAGACAGAAATTTTCAAAAGAACTCCATTAATTATAGTTGCAGAAAATATAGGAATTAGAATAAATACTGAAGTTGGTTTAAAATTAATGAAAAATTTTCTGAAAGAAAAACCAAATTTGAGTATAAAAGATAATAAAGATTATGACTTTATAGATCATTTGATTAGAAAATCAAATTATGATATTATTGAAGAATTAAGTAATGAATTTAATAGTGTTGATTTATTATATAAATCTAAAAAATTTAATATATAAAAAATATTTAATAATACAAAAAAAGCATAAAGATAATTTACTTTATGCTTTTTTTATTTTTAATCAATAATAAATTATTATCTTTGTATTCAAATCACTGAATTTATGGAAAATATAAATATATCAGATAAAGAACAATACACATTTGAAAAATATCCAAAATTATCATCCAGTAAATTTACATATGAAAATAGTTGTAGAAACATAGGATGTCAATTTCCAGATTTTTATAAAATTGAAAGCGGAAATGATAGAAATTGGACTATACTTGGTTATACATTAAATCCACCTTTTGATAGTAATGTAAAAGAGCCTCTTGCTATAATGTATGAAAATACTAAAACATTTGATATTGTTTGGTATCATCACGATTTAGATATGTTTAAAGAAGTGAAAGTTAGTATATTAAAAAATAACATTAATAGATAATATGGAAAATGGATTTTATTTTTGTGTTCTAAAACAATATCCTGATGAACAATTTAAAGTTAAAGTAGAATGGAGAGGAGTTAATAGGACTAGAATAACTTTTCCAAACGGCACTCCAACTATAGATGAATGTGGATATTCTAAAATATACTTTACTGATGAATTTCTTAATGTATATGAATTATTAGATTATATTCGGCCAATTAATCATGAAGATTTATTAGATTAAAAAATAAAGATTAGTAATAAATTACTAATCTTTATAAATTTTTAATCAATTCTTTAAAATGTTTATCAAATATAACTTTAACTTTATCATAATTAGACTTAGAGCATACTATTGAATCATGAACAGTAAATAATACAATATTAGGATACGTTTCATATATTTCTTTTAATACCACATTAAATATGAAATTACTTTCCATTTTTTGTAGTTCATGAGATAATTCTTTATAATTTTTTTTATTTTCTTTGAATTCTAAAATATATTCATAAACAGATGGATATAATTTCTGAAATATCTTATTCAATTTTTTGTTTGTTTTTAAATTATTACCAAACAATACTTTATACATAAGTTCTTTAGCTTCATATCTTTCAGTTAACTTAGAATTCTTAATAATATCTTCATATATTAATCCTTCTTTTACTAACTCAAAATATCTTTTCGTGTCACCATTTATTTCAGATAAATCTTTTTTTAATAGAACTGCAAAGAATAATGGCTGAGAGTTTTTAATGTCAATTTCAGAAATCATCTCATTCTCAATACTCAAATATTGTGTTCTAATTTCTTTTTTAAGAATTGTAAAATTTGTATGAAATCTACCATAATCATCAAAATTAAAATAAATACTTTTGGAATTTATATTTTCAATTGATATTAAATTTTTCTGATATTTAGGCTCACACATTTCTCCGCTTTTTCTTCTATCATTAAGAAGCTTCAATGCACCATCATAATCAATATCAACCTTAGTTAATGATTCTATTATTTTTACTCTTATATCTACTTGGATAGAGCTAAAACTCATCTCTGTGATAGATGTTTCATACCTATTATTGATTTTTTTCAATAACATATTATCATAGTTTTTCCATCTTAATACATCATATGTATACTCAATATTTAATTTATATGTCTTAGTTTTCTTACCTACACAATAATTAGATACCATGCTCATAAATCCTTGCTCACATAAATAATTTATATAATAATTATAATGTTCTCCATATCTTTTTTTTAATATGATTGATGATAATTTAAACTTAGAATCAGTATTATTACTAAAATAATATTTGATAATAAGCTCATGTACAATATTAATAAGATATGAGCATTTTAAATTTATACCTTTATATTCTAATTTTTTTTGCTGAGTTAAATACTGAAAGTCCTTTGAAACAAATTGCCAAATATAATCACTAGATTTTGAAACCACTGAATGTAATTTTTTCTTTAATATAGAAGATTTGAGCATTTTTGTTTTATTAAATATTTATTTATTTCAATGTATATTTTTAAATAAATTATAAACTTTTAATAATAACTAAAATATAAACAACAAACAATTAAAGACATGAACACACTTATATTTATATTAAATATTCTTTTTCTGATAGTAATGATGACTTTAGTATCATTAAACATAAAATATGGAGATAAATCACCAATATTTAAAATATTTGGAATAATAATAATATCAGTATTAATTTTAACCGCACTATCATATGCATTATTTAATACACCAATAATGGCATTATAAATAATAAATATAATTTTATTTTGATTATCTAAATAATTGTATTATCTTTACAGTCAATTTTAAAATATATTGTAATGAAAAGATTTATAACCATCTCTCAAAATGAAAAAGATTTTTTTAAAATGATTAATCAAACTGAAAGCGGATTTGATTTAATTGCTACAACAGATCATGCAATGGAATCATTATTAAAGAATATAAATTTTAATAATCAAGATGATGAAATTTATATTGCATGGCAGCAAAAATTCAGAACTGAGAACTATTCATTATATAGAAAATGTATTTTTTCAAAACCAGAAAATAATTTTTTTAAATCACCAGGATTATACTCAATCAACAAAAAATGTGGAATGAAAATGCATGTTAGTTGTTCTGGTATATCTTATTTTACATCTAATAAAACATTTATAAATAAAAATGTTAGATATTCTACTCACACATATAAAGATTCAAAATTATTAACTAGAATGCTAAAAATTGGAGAGTTAAACTCAACTGAATATGAAAATAACTATTAAAAAAGGAATTATACCTAATAATATAATCAGACAAATAAAACTTGAGAATATTAATGGTACGAATATAAATAAAGATCCAATAATATACAATTATGGAACTCAGCCTGAAAATTCAGATGAAGATATTAGGGATCTTCATTTATTTTGCATATCAATTACAATGAGTTTAGTTGGAGGTAGCATACTAATAAATGAAACTGATAGAATAGAATATAAGAAATCACAAGATTCTATTAATATAAATACAGAATTAATAAAAATAAGTAATTATATTTCTAATGATAAAAGATGTAATCCTGATAAATATAAAAAGAGTAATAATTAATTATTACTCTTTTTTATTTAACAACTTTTGATTTTTATAATAATACAATATTATAAAAAATTATATTATGGCATTAGGGAAAAAAGTTGTGGATAAAAATAAAACCTCAAAAAAAGATGACGCACCAATAGTATTAGTCAAAGGTGAAGATTTCTCAAAAAAATTAAATAATTTTATCACACTCAAAGATGAAATTAAAACAAAAACATCAGAACAAAAATTAATAGATAATTATATTAAAGAAATTGGGCTTAAAGAATATATAAATCTATATAATTCAATGAAATGTAATCCAGAAACTATCAAGTTACAAAGTGACGATGGTAAAAAAATTATGTTTTTAGCTATGAAAAAATATTCAGGCACAATTGATGAAGAAAGAGCGGAAGAACTTCGTGAAAAATATGGTGATGATTTTATAGTAGAAAAATCTGAAGTTATCATGAACAATGAAATATTAGATAAACATAATGATAAACTTGAAGAACTTATCATGAGTGCTGATTTTATGACAGATGACGAAAAAGATGATTTATTTATAAATAAGATTACATACAGTATTAAAAATGAAGCTCTTGATGACGCATTTATTATAGCTAAAGGAAATGTAAATGAATTTATTAGTGACATAAGTCCTGTTCTGATGTTAAAAGATACTAAATGATTTATATATTTATCTCTTAATTTTCATATATCACAAAAAACATGTATCTTTGCATTGTAATTAAAACTCAATATATAAACTCTAAAAAATTATTTAATATGATAAAAAGTTGTAATTCACCGCCAAGGCAATAAACTATAAATTATAATAAACTAATAGATAAAGCCAAAAAAGCAAAATTATAGATAAATAATAGATAATATAGAAAATATAGAAAATATAGAAAATATGAAAACTAGTTGCAACTCACCGCCAAGGTAATAGATATAAAATATAAAATATAAAATATAATAGATAAAGCCAAAAAAGCAAAAATGAAAAAAAAGTCATTCTTAAATATAAGAATGACTTTTTCCATATAATTTAATTGTATTATACTTCTTCTGCTGCTTCTTGAGCATTTTCTAATTTCTTAGCAAGATTAATACCTTCTTCACCTAATTCTCCATTATTCAATTTATCAATAATATCGTTGTAATGTTTTAACTCAATGTTAACTTCATCAACAACTTCTTCATCAACATCTTTTCTTTTAAATAATGATGCACTTTTTTGTCCTAATCTTGTTATTAAATCTGCAAATTCCTTACCACGCTCACCTAATTTATAATTTCTAAGTAATTCTATTGCTCCACTAGTTGCTACAGAAGCAATGTTTCTTCCAATTAAGCCTACCGCTAATGCATCAATTGAAATCCCTAGCCAATAATAAACTTGCTCTAATGAACTTAATGATGACGCATGAGTAAATAATTCAGCCCATACATTTTCATTTATTTTATCTTTGTTTTCTTTGTTTTCTTTGTTTTCTTCTGATACAAATGAATCAAAATATTTAATTTTTTTCATAATTCTTATTTTATTTTTATTTTATAACCTATATATAAATTTTATATATTGAATTTATCAGCATTTAATATATATGATAATTCTTTTTTTACATTAGAACTAAAATTGTCTGAATATTTTTTATAATATTCTTTAAATTTTGATAAATCTGTGAAATTAGATACTACTTCAATTATTTTATTATCCAATTTATCAATCAAATCAGGTTTATAATATTTATAAATTTTATCCTCTATCTTAAATATTGAATTTCTATTAACTTGTGTAGAAGAATTAATATTTTTTTCTTTAATAAATTTATCTATATTATTGTAAAAACTATTTTTATCAGAATATGAATTATTTATTCCAATAAGATTATTGAAAATTGTTCTATATTCAAATCTATCGTATTCTAGTTCAGATAAAGTTAAGATATCAATTTTATCTAAAATGTTCAATTTTTTTATATAATCAGTCATAAAATCAGTGAGTAAATTATCTTCTTCTGTAGTTAAATATTTATATTCTGAGCGTTTATTGTAATCAGATGACTCTCTTCCTTCAAATGTTTTTAAATATTTCATATATTAAATTTTTTTGTTTCTAACTTCATTTTTAATTCCTCAATTGTTTTACTATGTTCAACTATTCTACGAATATCAAAATTTCTTGTACATAAATCATTTTTAATATTAAAATAACTTTTTATACTTTCAGGTACGTCATCATATAATACATAAATATCAGTATTTTTATGCCTATTATCAATACTGTATATTTTTCCAATCGTACTATTTATAAAATTTTCTATATCTGTCAGTTTTTGAGTATACTTAGATATATTAATTTTAACTAATACATAATCTCCAACTGTTAATTCATCTTCTATATTTTCATAAAATTTAAAAATTTTCATAACATATATATAATTTTTGTAGTATTGTTTTTTTATTCCAAAATATTGTTGTATATTTGTTTAAAATATAGTACTTAAATCACTAAATAATAATATCATGAAAAAGAAGGCAATAATTTTAATCTCGGTTATGATTGGATATCCTATCATTGGTTGTTTAATTGGCGCATTAATGTATTCATTTACAGGTGCATTATTAGGATTTTTATTAGGTGTAGTATTAGATTTTATTTTTATGGAAATGTTAAAATGCATAACTCATGGAGAAAAACTATATGAAGAATATGAAAACATTGGTAGTACATCCAATCGACAGAACGACTGATTCTTTATCTGAAATTTACAAAGGAAAAGATTGGAAAATCATTAGATCAATACCGTCAAAATCTGAACTCAAGAGATTAATAAAATCTCATGATAGAATTATTATGATGGGACATGGTTGTCCTAATGGATTATTGTCTGCTGATAAAAAAAGACTTATTATTGATTCAAGCATGGTTCAATTTCTTAGAGATAAACAGTGTATTGGAATATGGTGTTATGCTGACCAATTTTTCAGAAAATATAAAATTCCATACGCATGTACAGGAATGATAATTTCTGAATATGATGAAGCTATAGATAATTGTATAAGTTGTTGTTTGAAAGATATTGATGATTCAAATGAAAAATTTGCTAAAACAATAGCAGAAAATATAGATAATGATTTATTTATTGATTTAGTTATTGAAAATTATAAAATTGAATTGAATCCGATCGTAGAATTCAATTCAAAAAACATATTTAAATGGAATAATGGCTATTATTATTGAAAATTAAAAATGAAATTACAAGAAATTACTAATAAAATAATAAAAAGAATATCAGAATATATAGATTTTGACGTAAATGAAATATTTGATCAGTCAGATTGTATCACCATATATGGAGGAGCAGTTAGAGATAGTATAGCAGAACTTGAAATACATGATATAGACATACTTTGTATGCCAAAATCATCAGAGAAATTGAGAAATTTTTTAATTGATTATAAAAATTATAAAATTCTAGATTTCTATGATATTGATACATTAAACATGTACAAAGGAATTTCAATAATTCAAAATCCATGGACATTAATAAATAAAAATAATAAAATAATTCAAATAATTAGACCAAAATTTGGGGACGCACGATTTCAGAATGCTGATGAACTTTATAAAACTGCGTATTATTCTCTAATTAAAAATGTTGATTTATCTTGTTGTGGAGTTTTTATTGAAAAAAAAAATAATATAATATCACTCAAAGAATCATGCAAAAATTCTATTGTTCAATGTATATCAAAAACATTTGAAATTAATAAATGGGCAACTTTATATAATAGTGATAGAACAAATTTCAGAGAAGATAAGTTAATCAGAAGAGGATGGATTAATTTAAATCCTGATATATATTATTCAGCATCAAATAAAATTAAAAGAAATAAAATAAAATTAAAATATCAAAGAATGATGAAAATAATTTTATTAGAATTAGAATTTGAATACGATTATAAAATATGGACAGATGAGGAATATATTAAATATTTAATGTTTTCTCTTCCTACTCCATTTTAAAATAAATAAATAAATAAAATAAAATATGAAAACAAAATCAGAAATAATTAAAGAAGAAATTGAATTAAAGAAAAAAGAACTTGAACAATTAGAAAAAGAGGAAAAATTAGAATTACGACACTCAGTTATTAAAGATTTATCTGAATATACAACACAAGAAAAATGTGATTATTTTGATAAAATATACAATCGTGCAGAACTAGTGTTAAAGTTAGCTGAAGAAGAATCAGATGAAGAAGACACTGATCGTGATTCATGGGAGAAAATGATGGAAACATTAGCAAGAGATACTGAGTCATTTTGGACTTATTATAATAATATATTTGAAGGAGACGAATAAAAAATGAAAACAGAAATAGAAAGTCTTAGAGCAGAAATTGAAAGAAAGAAAGAAGAACTTGAACAATTAGAATTACAAGAAAAATTAGGAGTTAAAGGATTATCAATTAAAGATTTATCTGAATTTACAGATTTTGAAAAATGTAATTTTTTTGATTATTTATATAAATCATCATTAGACAGATTAAATAATACAATAGAAAATGAATATGAAGACGATGATGATGAACATTATGCATGGGAGGAATGTATGTTAATACTAGCTCGTGATAAAGATTCTTTTTGGACTTATTATAATAAATTAATAAAATAAAAATAAATTATAATTATTTTTATATAATCATTAAAAAAGTATAAAAGTCAATCATTTTTGATTGACTTTTTTTTTATACCAATAATTATGTATATCTTTGCAATATGAAAAAAAAAGATAAAATACAGCAAGTAATTGATTTATCAGAACAAAAAACAACATTATTAAAAGAGTTGAAAGAGTCTGTTATATATGAACAGAAAAAATACGACTTAGTAAGGTTTGATATGGGATTTAATAAATCTCACATTTTATTTAATATATCTAAAAAAACAGAAGTCACATCAGGAAGGCTTGATAGTATTAAATCATATATAAATTTAAGGAATATTGATATTACCACTATCTATAACAATATCATGTTATTATCATGAAAATAGATTTTAAATTTGATTTGTGTATTGACAGTGCGATATTAATAGATTATGTTTCACAAAATTCTGGATGTGAGTGGGATGATGTTTGCTGCATGGAAAGAGAATACAGGCATTCTGGTGAATTTGAAACCTCAGATGCTTATCCATTAATTGAATTAGGAGAAAAAGATATAACAACTTTTCAATATTGGGTTGAAAAATTTATAGAAGATTATAAAGAAGAAATAGGAAATAAAACAGTTTATTCATTATTCATAAATTATTAAAGTCATGAAAGTAAGTTTCGAAAAAGTGAGTGCTATTGCACTTGATGAAGTATCAAAAAGTAAATATCTTTACTTTAATCAAATGACAGGTGTCATAGGCACAATATTGGATAGGGCAGGAGTAGAAAAAATTAATCCTATTCCAGAAGATTATTTTATTGCAATTAAAAATGCAATTTCAGATGAATTTCACGGTGGAATGGAGCCTGAATTTGAAACAAAAGAGCAATTTGAAAAATGGGAAAATATTAACTCTGATCACTATTTATTTATAACAGTCGAAGAAACAAAAACTGATCCAAGGTTCAGACACATAAATTCTCCATTTAAAGACAAAAAAATTCCTTTTTTAGCTTCTATAAATAATGTATGGCAAGCATAATATTAACAAATAAACAACTACTTTTAATTCAAAAATCTTTGGATTTATATTCAAGAATTGGAATGCTACAACTGGATGAAATATTAGAACATCCAACCATTGACAATAGTATAACTAATCAATTCACAGATAAAAAACCTCTTGATGTTGGTGATGAAACCATGAGAGGTAAAATAGTACAAATTGGTAAGAATTTTATAAAAACCGAAGGAAGCTGGGGTAAAGAGAAAGAAGTAAAAACCTGGAAAGATATTGAAAAGGTAAAATTGGCTCCAGATTGGTCTAAATTACATCAAAGAAAAGATGAAATTAAGATTAAATTAAATGAAATTAAATATTTAATAACTGGTGATATTACTTTTTATAGTGCGAGTTTTGGAATTCATAATAAAGAAACTGATGAAACATGCAGAGAAGCATATGACATTATACAAGTTATAAGGCATGAATTTTGGAAAAATCAAAAAAATAAAAGCAATATGACAGTAGACTCATCTATTTCAAAATCATCAACAGAAGATTCTGTTGTAGTAAAATTAGATGATATTCAAGATATAAGAAAAAGAAAAATCACTAAAATAAATAAATAAATAATATGAATTACTACCTATTTTTATGTGGAGATACCTTAGTTTGGTGTGCGTCTGAAAAAAATTTCAATGATATGTACAATGACGACAAATACAAGTACATGGGATCAATATTAGAACGTGGAATTAGCACAGGACCAAACATTGAACCTTTTAATGGAAAAAATTTATGATTAATTTAATATTTTTATTGTCAATTGGTACATTTCTTGCATTTGAATTCCATAAATTGATAAAATTCAGTTTGTTTTATAGAATGAGTGTAATATCATCATTTTATGGAAAAAATATAATGAAAAGATTAAATCCTGAAATCATTAGACTATTTGCTAAAATTGCATTAGTAGATATTATTTATAGCATTTTATTAATCATTGGAATGTTTACTATAAATGTCAATTTATTTTCATCATTAATAATAATATCATTTTTAAAGGTAAGCTCTTTTAAGCACTATAAAAATGTATATTTTAGAAAATCTCTTTTGATTTTTGACTCATTTTTAACAATTTTAATATTAACTATAATAATAGTAAATTTGTTATTTTATAATATATCTGATTTTCTATTATTAACAAATATTTATAATAGTATGTTCTGATAAATTATGGACATTGAGACTGAAAAAATATTCAATGAAGTAAAAAAAATTATTCCTACATTAAATATCATCATTACTTATGATACTGGAATAATATTAATTGAAAATAATCTCATATATTCAACACAAGGTCCTATGACTGAAAAATTTATACAATGTTATCTATATGGATTATATGAAGGAATAATAGGAGGACTTAAACACACAAAATATTAAAAAATGAACGTAGAAACTGAAAAAATAATAACTGATATAAAAGAGGTAATATCATCATTAAATGTTATTATTACTGGTAACACTGGAATAATATTGATAGACAACAAACTTATATATTCAACCCAAGGTGATGTGACAGATCAACTTATTCAAAGTTATTTATCTGGATTACATAGAGGAATATTAAGTGGAATGAAATATCAAAATAACCAAAAAATTAAATAAATGGATCACGAAATCACTATAAAATCTCCATTAAAAATTATTTGTGTAAATCCAAAGGCATCTACAAAATTACTAAAAGGAGGTGTGTATTATGCAACTGAATTGTATAATACTGGCGCTGGTACAAATAGTGAAAAAAGAGTTCTTATAAAAGGATTAACATATTATTCAGCTATTAATTTTAAATTAGAAAATGGAGAATGTTTAGATAATCAAGAAACTTTCATTGTATCATCAAAATCATTAGATGCTGAGAATATTGACTATACTGGACAATATGTTAGATGTAATCATAGTGACTCAAGTCACACAAAAGAAGGATCAATTTATTATGTACAATCTCAATTCAATAAACGCCGAACTGGATATTCATTTGATTATTACTATCTAAAATTAAGTGGAATAAATAAAAATGTATATGCATATCAATTTGATGAGATTTCTATAAGTGAGCAAAGAAAATTAAAATTAAATAATATTAATGGAATTCAAATTGAAACTGGAAACATCAGAAAATTTACACAATATTCAGAAAAAGAAAAAATTGTCATTTTCTTACAAGGTTTAATAAAATCATTATCAGATATTAACAAAACTGAAAACTCAAATGAAATAAATATAGACATTTATAAGTCAATAGTTAATAAAAGCAAAAAATATGATGCAATAGAAAAAGATTTTGAAGAATTTCTTAAACTTGACATAAAAACTATACTCGAAATGTATAATATAAAAATATAACGTTGTCATAAATGATTATTGGTAATAAGTGGTAAGTTAGTATATCTGGGAAGATAGAAACACTAATAATAGCACTTATTTTTTTTATATATAAAAGAAAAATGAAGCATGAAGCATATCAAGATTTATGAATATTTTAAAGATAATATAGAAATAGATAACTATGATTTGGCACTTGAATTAGAATTCAAATTTAGAACATCTAATCAAGAAGATAAGAAAAATAAAAGCATCTTTGATGTTTTAAATGAATTAGGTATTCAGAAAGGAGATTTAACTGGAGTAGATTTAGGAAAAATTCTACAACTTCAAATGAAATTCAAAAAACAATCTGATGAAGAATTCTTAAAAATGTACAATGAACACAAAAAAAACTCTGAAATTTAAATTTCAGAGTTTTTTTATGTTCTCACACCAGGAATCGGACCTGGATTATTTGTTCCAAAAACAAATGTAATAGCCTTTATACCATATGAGAATGTATTGTTGTTCATGAAAGGATCAAACTTTCTCTCCAAAATCCAAATTTTTGTGTGCTATCTTTACACCAATGAACAATATAATTTGTCGCCTTAGTGGGGTTCGAACCCACAAGCTCATATGAGCATCAGTTTCAAAGACTGACATGTTTAGCCAATTCCATCACAAGGCAGTGACATTCTATTGTTGCTCTATTAGGATTCAAACCTAAACTGCAGGATCCAGATTCCTGATTGCTATCATTACAAACATAGAGCATTATATAAACAAAAAACCCAACTTAAAAAGTTGGGCATAAAAAAACCCAAACCATTTCAGGATTGGGTAAAAAGTAAACATGATTCTAACCCAATCAAACGTAAGTTTGTTGTTGTTGCTGAATCATATTTAAAATATTGTTGTTCATAAGAATTTTAATTTTTATTGTAATGTATATAGTAATATAAAAATATTAAGTTTTTTCTATTTTTAATGCTTCTAAATCTTTTTTTGTTGCTATTTCAAGCAACTGTATATATTCATGTAATTCTAAATCACACAGTCTGTTTTTTTCGAATAATCTGAACATTGTTTCCCATCTATCAGATTCATTCCAATCTAGTAAATAATAATATCCTCTACCTGGAACTAATGTATCATCTATTAACTCTTTCATTATTATTAAATAAAATTATTTATTATTATATTATAACTTTTTAATTTTTAAAACTCTCACTGAATTTTCATCAGTGAGAGGTTTTCAAAAATTATGAAATTAGAAATTAAACGTCAGTTGTTTCACAACAAGTAGTAGACATTATAAAAGCACAACAAAGATAATACAAATATTTTTATTGCGCAAGTTTTTTTATATATAAATATAAAATATTTTATGAATCATATCAAATCATATAAAATATATGAATCAGAAGGATGGAATAAAGATGTTGACTGGAAATATGTCATAGAACATCCTGATGATAAAAGTGATGAAGCAAGTTTAATTAGAGATTTACAGGAAAAACTAGATGATGTGATATCTATGTTAGATAATTATAACATATTCGAAATTGTTAATATTAAAGGAAATGATTTAGATTATGGTTCTTATGCGATAGTTAGTATATTTGATAAAAACTATAAAATAAGTGAAGTATATTCAATAGATAAATTATGCATTGAAGATTTTCCAATAAATAATCCTAATGAAGATGAAACAACTGGATATATAGGAGATACAAATGAAATAGCAGAATTATTAAATATGATTTATAAATCTGGCGGAATGGAAATATACCAATCAATAAAAAAATATAATATATAAAAATATGAAGCACTTAAAACAGTATAAAATATATGAGGCAGGAGAATGGAGCAGAGGGATTAATTGGGAATATGTCAAAGAAAATCCAGATGATGACAGTGAAGAAGCAAGTTTAATTAAATATTTAGAAGAAAGATTAGATTATATAATTTCAAATTTAGATGACGATAACATATTAAAAATTGATGATATCAGGGGACATGATTTATATCAAGGTGCTTATGCATTAGTTAAAATATTTGGGGTAAGATATACTATATGGAACACTGGCGCTCAATCAGGAGGATCAGAAGATACATTATATATTGAAGGATTTCCGATAAATAATCTTGATGAAGATTCAAATCCTGGATTTATTGGTGATCCTAATGATATATACGATTTATTGAATTGTATTTATCAAGTTGGAGGAATAGAAATATATAAAACAACAAAAAAATATAATATCTAACATGAAATATATATATTCATTCAAAGAAATAAATGAATCAAATTTAGAACAAAC